CTCTACCACGTATAGTGGCAGGCATAGTATCGTCACTAACGTCTGTCCAGTTAGTACCAGCCGGATTAGCGTGGTATACTGCAAGACATTGCGCAGTTCTAGAATCTGATGTAGTAAGGGTTGTACCAGAAATACTATACTCACCTGTAGAAGGAGTTGAAGCAACTTCTGTCAGATAAACTCCATCTAGTATGACTGATAAACCGTAATTACCATTTAAAAGTTGAATTGGAGTTTGAGAAAGAGTAAAAGATGTAGTTCCAGTTGTAAATTTATCTACCATAACATCGTATCGTAAATATCTACGTTCTGAACCTATAGCTGTATAATCTTCTGTAGCCTCACCATCAACCGAATAGCTGAACGAAAAGTCCCTAATTTGTAGTCTTTGTCCATGAATTGTTTTTACATAGTCTGCAACGGTAGCACTCTTAATATATGCAATAGCGTCTAATTCCCCTAGACTTGAAATATCAACCCCTGCTGCTGGATAGGATGTAGCATCTGTTCCAGTTAGGGCAGAGAAAATTTTAATTCCAACATCAAATGCGGAAAAGCTAAGTGTAATATTAGGATTGTCCTTTACAGTACCTGCGTGGAGTGAATTACCCAATTCATCTATGTCAGTGGTAGGAACATCAGAGTTAAGATTTAATCTCTGAATACGAGAAGCCATAAAAGCATCTCTTGGCCCAACTATTCTTAATGCAACCTCTTTTGAAGGGACTGCTAAACGAGCCATTTGTTAATCCTCCTGTTAATCATGTTCATCGTATACCGCTATATATGTTACTTGTGACCTGTAGTGCATCTTATCTACAAGCTCTTGTATTATATCTATTGGTTGTATTCTTCCTCTTAGGAATTTTAATGTACCTAATCTAGAAGGATCAACAAACCCTTCATCATAATTATATACTGGTATAGGATTCTTAGTTAACTCATTAAAAATCTTATAGGCGTAATCATTTCTTTGAGTTATATTTAATGCAAAAATATCTATAAAGTACGTCCGTACTAATAAGACATTCTTATTGCCAAGTTCAAAGTCTTCACCCGTAGTATTGCCAGTTTTTATTGCAATAGACGGTACATCTAAGACATCATCTTTATACTCACTAATAATTTTTATAAAAGGAGTACCAGATAATAGATTTTCTATGTACGTTGTAACAGATGTATCTTGTTTTCTTTGTAATTCCATTATTATCTTATTTCCCTAAAATTCTATTTACTAGCGCTCTATATTCTCTAAGTAAACTTATAAGTCTTACTCTAGGCGCACCACCGCCTAGCCGTCTTCTTAGAGTATCAATTGTTCCAGCAGCTATCTCATTAGCTATCTCATCTAGCGTATTTTGATCTATTCTTTCAATTTTATCCGAAGAGTTATATTTTCTTACTTGCTCTAGAATAAATCTTTTGGCTATCTCCGGCCTAGATAGATCAATTGAAGCAATTATATCTATAGCTTCCTGATATTGTTCAATTAATCTTTTGTATTCAATAACTCTATTAGTTAGAGTATCAAAATATTCCCCTATAGTGTTAGTGGAAACATCTTCTGCATAATTTCTTATCTGCTGTTCACTAGTCTCAACAAAGTTTCTACCTGCGAATTTAGGATAGGCTGTTCCACCTCTGTTTGAACTCATCTCTAAAGATGTTCCCTTATCTACAATATTCCACCAAGGGGCTAAACCTCCAGACATTGTACTCTGTCTTAGTGACATTGTTCTTTCATAATATCTTACAAAATATGCAGTCCTATCTGCTGTGTGTTCTCTAGGACCACCTTTTCCATAAGTAGTATATATAGTAGCACCCTCTCTACCTGCCCTATAAATCAAAGACCAAATTAAAGATGCTTTTTTAGCATCTAATGTCATTGGAAAATAACTTCTTGCTGAAAGAATTCCTCTTGCATAATCTTCTATAGTTCCAGCAGTTGCTTCTAAATCTATAGATATAGATAAATGTCCATACGTATCTATACTAGTTATAAATGTTTCTGGTTCAAATATTGCTGTAGTTATATCAGCTATAAAATCAGGAGTATTAAATTCATCTGTTATCTCTATAGCAATTATAGCATTTCTTTTTAATATATGTGGAGCTTCTTCCCTAACGTCCATTTCAATCCTTGAAGACAGGCTACTTGGAATTCTTCCAGATTCTGTCTCCATTTCAAGCTCCGATATTTGATCTGAGATGTCTTCTATTCTATCTTTGTACTGATCAGCAAGCCTTAATAGTTCTACTATATTTTCTCTGCTTTCTGCTAATAGATTATTAAGCTCATCCAGTTCATTCATATTTTTCTGCTAAGTATTCTATATCACCAAAAATTGATCTAAATACTGATCTCATATTTTCATTGGTATTATCTAAATATAATTTACGTGTCTCTTTAAATTCTTTACTTTTTGGGTCTAGAATAGTTTCTAGTTCCTGTAAAAATTCTGCTTGAAATCTTTTAGTTTTTTTAGAATTAAAGCTAATTACATCTAGAATATCCAGTCCCTGAATTATTATACCTCTCTGTCTGTCCATTATGCATCCCTTTCCTCCTCACTAAGTTGAATAACTATTCTATTTAATACTTTTACTCCTCTTAATGAATACTCATCTATCCTCATTAATTTATCATCTACAGTAACATTACTTGCTTCTTTTACCATATCTAATGTATTAAGAGTATACTTTATTTGAAGCCTGCAATCACCTTCAAAGTATTTACCAGCAGATGACCAGTCTACTATGTCTGCATTTTTCCAAGTAATATGTCCACTTACTGTTATACCAGAATACGAAGGTATGTAATAAAGTCCAGAACATATTGGACAATATGAGTTTATAGATGCATTAGCCTGTGGATCATACCCACAGGCGCTACACCCAGAGTATGTAACCATATTAAATGTCACATCTCTTCCTATTGCCCCTCTCATCTGATCTATAATTTCAGCGGTATTTGTTGGAAAAGTTATTACCATATCTTTTCAAATTCCTCGTAAAATTTATTAGCTACGTATTCCCAAGAGTATTCGTACTGAGAAAACTTCATTTGACACTTATAACTAGTGCTTTCTAATAAACCTTCTTCTGTGTAAATTCTTTCTAGTTGTGTTGCAACATCCTCAGGAGATACTAATCTTCCAACAGTTAATGTATTTGGATATATATGTCTCATCGTAGTAGGAATAAGTAATCCACAGTCATGAAACAATTCAGCACAAGCTGAGTGATTTGGTACTATTTGAGCAGAACCTGTTACTGCATGTTCTGTTGCTGTTAGCTAAACTACTTTCTGGTAGTCCTGGACTGTCGCATCATCCTTTTGGATGTCGTTTCGCTCAGTCTCTTCACGTCTTTCCCTTGGTATGCTCTTATATGACATACCTATAAAGGAGTGTGGGTAAGAAATCTTGTACTCCATACTTTCAATTATGTATGGTTTTACTAAATCTCTGAATCTGTCCTTATCTTCTGTACGTGCTATATAAAGATAAACTCCAGAATTTGATGGACTTTTGCTAATTGTAGAATAAATATTGAATTCTGTATATAACCAGTCTTTTAATAATTCATTCTCTTCTAGTGAAAAGCAGTTCGTAGATAACTTGTAACTATGTGCTTTTCTTTTTTCATATAGATATTTTATATTTCCATTTAGCGAATAATTTATAGTTTTTACACTTCCATCGTCCATAAATAAATAAGCTAAACTTTTATCGTCTAATTGTTTTAGAAGTTTTTTATCTATTGTCTTTACTTTTTTATTGTATAAATATTTTCTGGCTGTCTTTAATCTATGATCTCCATAAATATCTATTCTACAGTATTTTCTACCATAATTTTTTTTAGTAGTTGATGTATATATTCTATAATTAGTTTTGTATCCACTTTCTATTAATAATTTATTTTTATGGTTACAATATTCTAATTGTTTTATAGAGTGCTCACATCTAAATTTTGGATATTCAGTATTGTTATTTATACTTAAGTATCCGTCACCTAAAGTAAAATCAATAATTAGCTTTATGTCATTGGGAATTGTAGTCATATTCCTCTCTCCTTAATATTAAGTTGTAAGTTCGTGTGTGTTTCCACTTTTATCAGAAACGATTCTTTTCATCTATATCTCTATAGACAGGGGCCTAACTTCGTAAGTTCACCCCAACCTTCTCCCAAACTTGTTTGCAATCCTACATCACAAGAATTATAAATAAGATTTAGTCTTTCTACTGGAACATTCTGTAAATTTGGTGAATCTCCTGTAAGTATTATTCTGTCACTAATACCAAATCTTTTTATAAGTCCTGCAACATTCCATCCTGCATCTAAAAGACCTGCATGATGATAATAGTTTACATTCTCTGGTTTATTTTCTGCAAATAGAGCAAATCCCTCTATTGAAATATCAATCATTTTTCTTGGTTGATTACGATTTGCATTTAGTACAATAAACGAATCCATTAGTTCTGGGAATTGACCCAAAACTTCTTTCCTAGCTGTAACTTTATCTACTGGATAAAATACATCTGTATTAGTTCCATGAGGAATTACAACACAGTTAGCTTCTGGATATGCTTTTTCAATAACCCTCTTACCAAATTCAGTATATGCAATAACTGTGGTAACTATATCAAAATCTTTAAACCACTTAGGTGAAAACTCTTCTGCATCTACTGGAATATATACAGCAATAGGTGGTATAGTTTTCCAAGTTTGCTTAATTTTAGCTAAAGCTTCTTCTATTACCCACGCATCATTTAAAATAAAGATCATATCAATATTTTGATTGGAGAATTGCTCAACCCTGCCGTATCCCATATGATCTCCACCTAAAAGAGCTGGATACATGTTATGTCTATAATTATGCGGGTCCCCTCTATAGTTTATTGCTAAGTGATATACTTTTACAAATTCAGGTAATCCATCAATTATCTCATGAATTACCCTAGCAAAACCTGTAGGACACCCTCCATCACCCCATATCAAAACCTTTTTTACATCGTTCATCTTATTACTCCTTTCCTATGTTACTTACTATCTTTTAGTTTCAAATGGATTTTTATTAAATCCAGGTAAACTGCCTTTTTTACTTCTAGCTAATTTCTTAGTAGGAGGAGTTAGTAACATGGTGAGTGCTACCCAATCATTCCTACGAGAATCTGTTTTAGCCCTACTTCCTTCTATATTTGAATAAGAAATTTCATGATCCTTCCATGATCCCACATTCCACGAATTAGACTCTAAGGAGCCACCTTTGATGATAAGAGATGCCATTAAAATAATTGGGTCTTCATCTGAATTTTGTATTACAGGTGGATTGGGGAATAAGAAGGTAGAAACATTTGGATTTCTTAGTGCATTATTATCAGTATCTATTAAATATCTGTGGTTCCACCAAGTCTGTAAATTCTTAACCGCTGTTACCAAAGATGTCCTTAACCAAGCATCTGTGTACTTGTAGTTTCCTGAATCAATGTCTCCTAAATGTAATCGCAAAGAGGTGATTAAATAATCTAAATTAGTAACAGTCTCAATAGCCATTTACTTTCCTGTTTCCTCTTGTACATCAAGAGATTGCAATTCCGCTAATCTAGCTTTAATTGCTGAAATTATTTTATCTGATTTCCCTAGTTCAATAGCTTTAGCTAAGAGTCTGTAAACTCTAACTTCATTATCAGTTTTATTCAGTTCAGAAGCTAATGTAAAGAACGGTGAATTCACAATTCTATCAATTTCTTCTTCTAAGTTATCAGAAATAATTTCTTCTATTTCTAGATTAGCCAACTCTATGTACTTGTCTACATTTACCGGAACTAAATTACCAACTTTAAAGTGATACTTATTAGCTCTTTTAAAATATAGGTCTTCTTTAGTTGACCATAAAGCAATAAAGCATCCCTCATCATTGCTATTAGGGACGCCTTTCATAATTTTTCCTTCAATCACAGCATCATTAAATGGGTCTAGTGCCTGAATGAATATTTTACCTAAAATTGTTTTCTTATATACAGAGGTTGGTCTGCCTGTTTGCATGGCTGTATATTTATCTACATTATTACTATCCATTATTTTATTTTTTCCTTTCCTTTGTATTAAATTAAGGGGGAGTTATAACTCCCCCTCTATTTTCCTTGTACTTCCTAAACTACGATACTTTGATTACGTAAATTCCCATAGCTTTGTCTATGATTAAACCAAATCTTTGGTATAATTCTAAGAAAAACTGAGGAGGCGTTGGAGCCATATCGGACCATTGCTTCCATTTAGGAGCATCATACGTAATAAATTCACCAACGTTCTCGCCAATAACCAGAATTTTATCAGTAGGTAAGAGTGTAGAGTAATCCTCAGGATTATCCCACTGTTGGTTTAGGGCAATAATATCTGCACCATAGTATCTACCAAGAAATCCATCTTTCATTACTGTTTCTAATTGACTATTAACTCCAGACCATTGAGCGTCTGTTCCTACGACATTACCGTCATTCCAGAAAGCACCAAATTTAGTAATAGGAGCTAATATTGAACGTATACCTACAACTGCTTTAACTTTACCAACTGTTTCATTGATTTGATCAATAGCGTCTGTAAGTACGGTTGCTGTAACGGGACCACCTGCATCAATAAAGTTAGATGGAGTGTTAACTGCTGTCCAAACTGTAGTTAATGCGGTGAATACTTTATTTTGGAAATAGTCACGTAGTTTAGCCATCATTTCTCTGCTAATTTCATCTACTGTGCCAATATCTCCAGCTTCTAATTCCCATTCATTCCAACTTACTTTTACGTCAGCTCCGTCTAGAACATAGTTCATACGTTCAGAAACGGTTACTTCACTCGACAGATGGATCGAGCCAGGTCACTTTTGTTACTCTATTTTAAAATAGAGGGTAGGATATTTCTACCTACCTCTTGTAGTTTCCTACAAGGTCAGACTATATCTTCATCCCCTTTATTAGGGGAGCCAGCAGCCTTACGAGATAAATCAATCTTATAATTAAATGATGGTAATATATATGGAGATACACCATCAACGAACATATTTATTTTTTCCAAAGAGGCAATCACTAATCTATACTTTATACTTGACTTATAGCTATCTTGTCTTATTCTAAAGTCTATTCCGAGTTTATCTCTTATAGCTCTTTTTAATAAAACATTATCTCCATAACTATATGTTTGTGTACATATTCCTAGTTGGAAGTAATCATATCTGCCTTTTGCTACATATGGTGATAAATAACCATCATCCATATAGAATATTGCCATAAATTCCCAATCAAGTAATTTTAAATAGTGAGGGTCGATTCTTTTTTGTCCCTCTTCAGAATAACATCTTCTTCTGATTTTACTAAATAATGGGTGACGTCTAGTTCTTATTCTATACTGTGGTTTTGTAATTGATGTTATGCCATTTGGAAAAGTATATTCTCCGACATCTTTGGATTTACCTATAGAAACGCTAGTAACTTGTTCTAGTATTTCTTTTTTCCATTGTAGGTAATCTAGATGTTCTTCAATATGGCTACATTCAAAACTTGCATTTCCGCCGTTACTCCAATCTCTGTAGTCAACAGCTAGATGTCCATCACCAAAGGTCATTGCAGATATTAATTTTGTAAGGTTCTTCTTATCTCGTTTCATTAGTCGTTACACCGTCCTTTAAGGATTGGCACGGTATTGTCCTTTTCAGGAGTTTCACCGTTTTTAACTGGTTGTTTTCTATCTGTTACCAAATAGGCTGGCAATTGTTTACCAGCGTTCTTACCTCGATGCCTTTACGTAGCTTCTTAACAAGAGCGTCGCCGGCCTTCAGATTCCGAGAGTTTAATAACATTCCAACAAAATCTACTGCGATGTGATCTGGTTGAATGTATTCAACTAACAATTCGGCTAATGCTTCTCTATCTTTACTTTTCATAATAGAGGCAACAGCCTTTTCCCTTTTCTCATTTCTTTCCATTATATATTCCTCCAAGAATACTAGTTATCAAAAATGCGGAATGTAAGTTCATTAGCAGTAGAGTTATATTGAATAACTTTACCGATACCTGCTGTAGCAGAATATTTAAGTTTACCAGATGAATCAGCCCCATCATCAGATGTATTTGCAGCTACTAGATAAGCTCCAGCGGCTAAACTTGCACTGTAGATGAATGATCCAGAAGGAACAGTAAATACACCACCTGCAAAAGCAAGGGCAGGTTCTCCAGACGGAATAGTCTGAGGTGAACTCATGTTTCCTGGGTGAGTTAAATAAACTGTAGCAGAGAACGGAACATTTGCAGCTTGATCAAAACCCTGTCTTAATGCATATGTAAATGCAGGAACAGGTTGATAGATAGGTAGTGAGCGATTGTCTACTGCAAATCCAGAAACATACTTAGCTTCACCAGCTTCTGTAGAGTTGTCAGGTAGTTTCACCCCTGGTAAGTCTGTACGGCTTCCGAAATCATACGTATCGCTAGATGGGGTAAGTAACACCATTCTACCTTCTACGATATCTTCAGCAGCTACAACTCCCATAATATCTTGATATTTACGAATTTCCATTTATTTCCTCCGTTATTGCTTTCTACTTCTTAGGTAGGCAACTAAATCATTTAGACTAGTTGAATTGCTGTCATCTTCCCCAGTTAATACTGGAAGTGTAGATGCGCTAGAAGTATCATTAATGTCTTCAATAATTTCTTCGACGGTTTCTTCAGCGAATGTAGAAAATGCTACAAACTCTTGAATAATAAAGTCTAGGGAATCCTCATCGAGTCTAGAAAACTTCTCATAATTTTCATTAAAGTATTCATCTGATTTTTCAAGTCCAGCTTTAGTAAATCTTTCTTTAATACTTTCTCTTTTTTCTAGTTCTGCTTTTGCTTGCTCAATAGTAGACTTAAAAGCTCTTAGTTCTTCAAGCTCTTGATCTTTATTTGATGCTTCTGCAGCACTAGCTTCCAATTGTACCTTTAGTTCTTCTACCTTACTTTCCATTGCCTCTAGTACAGTAATACGTTCCATAGCAACATCTAGTTCGGCTTTAACTTTCGTTAGTTCGTCCAATGTTAAATCCTCCGTTTTATCTTCAGATGCAAAAGCTGTGATGGACGTTCTTCCACCATATGCAGGAATACCAACAAGAGTAACTGCTTTTAGATGAGTATTTAGTAGGTCCTGAATTCCAGTTTCATCGTCTAATCTAGAATCAGAGTATCCGATTTCCCAGGATAAGTCTAAAGGTTCTCCTCTATCATATCTCTCTTTTAGCATATTTACATCTTCTGGTCGTTCATCTGACCACAGCGCAGCTAGTCCAACTACTTTATTCTTCACTTTTTTTAAGTGAGTGATTACGCCTATAGGAAGTGCGTCTTCATGTCCAGCTTCTATTTTACCCAATGCAACTTTAATTGGCATAAATATACCTGTCTTTAGAATATTAGCAAACTCTTCCTGCGGAATTCTTTGCTTATTACCGTTAGGTTCATCATCAGTCAGAATAAATTTAGTCCAACGAATTGCGGGATTTAACGAAGTTGAAGCGAAGGATATTTCTTCTCCCTCTTTCTTGACCTCTTCCTCTATATTATATTGTACCATATTTGTTAGAATATTGATAAAATCATCCATTTTGTTCTTCCTCATTGTCTATATTAGTAGTAACTTCATCCACCCTTTCTACTGGAGGTGGGGAATAAGGTGTCTGTGGAAATGCAGGAATACCTCTTCTTTCCATTTCCTCTTCTTCCATTTCTCTGTTATCCAATTCATTTTGAAAATTGAATCCTAGAGTATCTGTAAGTGTAGTTCTAGATACATTGCCTGTATCATATAATTTAATTAGGGCATCTACAAACTCGCTAAATTCGTGAAGATTTATACTATCAAATCTTATTGATCCAGGTCTATTTTTAATTTGATTCTTTTCTAGTGTAGTTATTAAAATTGTTCTTACTAGATTTATGAGTTTATATCTGAACTCATTCATTGTCTTAATAGGAGCTAGAGTAGCCCAACTTGCACTAGATGTTCCACTCTTTTGTGTCTCTCCAGTAATTAGAATTCTAGGCATACCAAGAGCATATATAATATCATCATTTACATTTTTATATTTAGCCTCATCTAGCATTGCTGTTACATCTGGGAATACCCAACTAATATCTAATGTGTGATTAGCAAATAATTGATATACTCTTTCTAAATCAAAAGAACCCTGATCTCTATGTCTCAGTTGGTCTCTTATATCATCAAAAGCATCATCTTCATCTTCAGTAAGTGGAAATAAGTCACTCCCTAGTTTTACTAATTGTATAGCTCCCTGTACTCTTGCTGCAATAGAGTAATCCATTCTTCTAATATTTCTTTTATGTTTAAGAGATTCCAATGCAGGATATAAATATGGAACTGGGTAAGGAGAATTAGATAAGTATCTCCGTCTAATTATATTAGGATTGTGTAATTTAACTTTAAATTCCCCATTATTTATAGATTTAACCATATCAGGATATAGTTTAGCTATAGACCTATATAGCTCTATGTCCTTAGTTCCATCAGGAAAGACACCCTTATTAAGTATAAACATTCTTATATCTGAAGGAACACTTATAAAATAGGAAGGTTTAGAAGGTATTAGTGAGCTATTTATAGTTACTAATCCAGAATCTCTTAGCCACATTACTTCTGGTATCATCAGAGACGCATACTTTTTTATTCCATATCTTTGTAATGTTAATTTAGTTGCTGTAGTATATTCAACTTCTGGTATAACTAATCCAGATA